GTTAAAAAAGCATATAAAAAAATGGCTGTTAAATACCATCCCGATAAACATGCAAATAGTTCGGAACAAGAAAAAAAAGAAGCAGAAGAAAATTTTAAAAAAATAGCCGATGCATATGATGTTCTAACAAATAAAGAAAAACATATCCCTTCTTTTGCTAAAGGTAATTTTAGACGTGGTTCCATAGATCCACATGAAATATTTAATCAAATATTTAAAGATATGAATATTGGTCGTCAAATGAATGGTATTCATCCCGGAATGAATGTTTCAATTAATATGCCTGTAAATATGAATAGAGTAATGCGTTCATCTTCCGTATCTATTGTAAATGGCAGAAGAGTTGAAACAATTAATGAAACAATAAATGGTGTAACACGACAACAAACAATTGTAAGTGATTTAAATAATGGTTCACAACAAATGCATGGAAATATTCAAAATATAATATTTAGACATATGTAAAAAATATATATTTTGCAAATAGTTTTTATATTAAGATAAAATATTGTTATAATAATATGCTTAAATTTATATTAAAAGCATTGTTATTATTTAATAGTTTTAGTGTATGCGAGCCTTATGTAATGACTCCTGTTACTATTCAAAAACCGATGTTAAAAAATAATATCAATGAAATAAAACAAATAAATATGATTACTACTGAAGCTGATTCTTTGTTGTGTAAATGTTCTAATTTACTTAATCATGATCAAAGTGAATTATTAGTTAAAAAAATGTCAAGTATTTTTCCACAAATGGATTCTATATCACATTTTGTTTTGAATACAAATAGTCAGTTGGTAACTAGTGTTTTAGAAAATGATTATTTAAAAGTTGAAACTAAAAAATTTTTAGTATTAATGATTATTCAATTTACTCAAATGGGAGATTCAACTGGCTCACATATTTTAGAATTTTATTACGACCTTGTTCAGTGCTTATTATAAAATATATTTATATTAAATAATAAATACTATTTAATATAATAATATGTCAAGAAATAATGTAATTGCAGTTGCAAAATATAAATATAAATATTATGTCTTACCAAATTTATGTATGGATACTCAATTTAATAATTTATACATAAAAGAATTATTAATAAATAATAACCATATTAATAAATATACTAGAGATAGAGGTAAAGCATTAGTTATTGCTCATGATATTCAAAAAAAAATTGATAATGAATATGGTGTTATAGAAATTAGTATATAAAGAATTATATAATGGTTTTGCAAAATATTTTGAATACCTATATTCCTTTGCGTGCTCAAATTGAGAATAAAGACAATGGAAAAGCAAAGATTGGTTGTGTAGCGTTCTCACCAAAGTTAAATCATCAGTGCGTTTTATGCGTTTGGTCACAATCAATACAATATGAATAACAAAGCATCAAGTGAAAATAAAGACTGTATTCATGCTGAAGTAGATTGTGTAAATCGTCTTAAAAAATCAGAAAAAGTTTGTCCTATTAATTTGATAGTTTTTAGAACAAATAATAATGGAGATAAATTAATGAATGCAAAACCATGTGATTGTTGTCTTAAAACTATTGATTTTACATTAAAAAGGAAAAATTATAGATTGAAAAAATTGTCTTATAGTGATGAAAATGGTAATATATGTGTTATACAATAAATGCTTTATTGCATAGTTTAATAGTTAATATAAATAAAGTTAAAACTAATTTTTTATTTATATTATTTTTTCAAGAGAATTATATATAAAAATTTAAAAAAATTTTTTTTATATAGAAGAAGTAAATAAAAAATATAAAATTGATGAAGAAATAAAACAACTAATTTAATAAAAAATTAAAGAAGCATAAGGAAGTTCAGAACCAAGAAAGATTGTAGAATAATTGGAATTATAATAATTTTTACCAAAAGATATAGAACAATTTTCATTGAATATGTTCTCTTAAAAATTGTTCTAATTGTGTATTGTAAATACTATATGGCACTACTATAAGTTTAACTCCATTTTCATAACATAATTTTAATTTCAATTTATCTTTTCTTTTTATATTCTCCAAAGTTTCATTATTGTATTGATTTTTATACGTTAATATATAATGTTGTTCACCTTGATATTCAAACGCAACCTTTAATTCATCATTATAACCATCTAATTCCATATGATTATTATTTGTATCATCTTTTAGCCAAGGTAATCTTCTTGTTTTAGTAAAATCTTTTTTAGTTATATTATATAGTAAATCTTTAACATAATTTTCTCTTGTAGATTTACTACAAATAGAACAATTTATTGCTTTTCTATTAAAATTTATAGAACTTGTCTCATTGCACATATCACAATGCAATAGATATTCCTGACCGGACATTCTTGATATTTCACGCAAAGTGCATCTATTTTCGGCTTCAAGAAATATAAGACTGCCAAATCCTTCGTCTATCTGTCTTTTTTTAGCTGATCGATTCAAACACTTATCACAATTATCTTTTTTACATAATGGAATACTTGGAATATTAACTCCCTTACAACATTGACATTGAGTTTCTCCATCAGTTGTTCGCATAAATTTTGAATAACACTCTTCACAAGTGATTTCTTGACGTATTATTGATTTATATTTACATGTGTTACATAGTAGTTTACTCGTATCATTGATTGTCCTAATATTTCTTTTATATGATTCTTTACAACCAGGACAATCTAAAAATATATCTATGGAACTTGTTTTCATTATAGCATATGGTGGAACCTTATTCTTTGAGGACCATACTTTCATAATATTTAGTCTCGTTGATAACAGTGATTTATTTACACAAACATTACAATCCTTTGATCCACATAATTTTTTTGATCCTTTCGAACAATACATACATCCTCTTTTTTCGTTGACAATCTTCGAAGGTGTCATTTCATATGGATGTTTGCATTTCGGATTAACGCATATAAACGAATATAGTTTTGACGAGGTTTTCTTAACTTGGCGTGCCGGTCCATTAATTTCTTCATTCCACTCTCCTCCTCTGGGATATTCATTTCTATCGTGTTGATAATCGATGGACACTTCAGCAAAACTGTCCTCATCGCAATCACTACATATACCTAATGGGTTATCGCATAAGTTAAATCCATTATTTATATCTAATGTTCGATCATTTCTTGTTAAACTTTCACTGTCTATTTTTCTTGTTTTACCACACTTACCTTGAAGTGTTATTGTTTTTTTGATGCGTCTTCCGTTATTCTTTTTACAAATATCAATACATTTAATCCCGCAATTGTTCTCAATTATTTTATTATATTTTTCTAGCTCCTTTTCTTTTAAATATGAGGTCATATTAATTGATGTAATCGATTAATATTTAAATTTATTTTTTATTTCAATTTTTTAGAGAACCCCCCTCTTTTATAACTAGTTAATGTACACTTTTAATAGATTAGTCATCATTATAACATAAATTATATAAATGTTCCCAATCTAAATCATTTGAATCTAATTCAAATGATTCAATATATTCTTCTATAAGATTTTTATCAATATATTTTTTACCCGTATCCAAATCCTCACAATAGAAATCTAACACTTTTGCCCAGTATTTTGCCGAAGACTGAATAATTTGTTGTGGTACTAAGTTTACCATATATTCATATTTTTCTTGATATTTTTCAATCATAACACAACCCAAGTTATTGTTTCTAATAATAGTATCAAATAAATCTATATAGTGATTATTTTGGTGTTTTTCATTTACCAACATATATGCTACAACAAAATATCTATTTTTTTCTAAAATATCATATTCATCTTTTTTCATAATTTCTTTCCAAGATTTTTCATTACCTTTTAATAAACGTTGAGCATCTAACGAGGCTACTAAAACATATATATCTGATAAATTTTGCAATAAAATTGACCAATTAGGGTGTTTATATACAACATCATCAAGAAATTGTTTTATAGTTTCTCCCATTATTGGTAAATCTTTGATTTTTCCAAAATATGCATCATTAATAATCCAATCTTTTGACATAGTGTTTTAAATATTCACAGATGTAATAGTTAAGTTATCAATTTTTATTTTAATATTTTATTATTTTATTTTAATAAGTATTTTTGATTGGTCAAAGAATGAGAAAATGCAAGGTTTGGGGGTTCTCTAAAAAATTGAATAGAAAAAATTAATAGTTAATATAAATAAAGTTAAAACTAATTTTTTATTTTTATTTATATTATGTATTTAGTTCCTTTAATTCGTGCGAATCGTGCAATAGCTGCTAGTTTAATATTTCCAGAAAATCCATTACCCGCAATTGCTGTATCAGAAGTAATAAGTGTAATTGGACCTATATTAAATCCTGAGTTATTTCCACGTATTTTGGGAACAATAATGGCTATAATGTATCAACCTTATTTTGCTAATTATTATATTAAAAAATATCATGAATTAAATAATCTACATAACCAAGCGGAAATATGTAGTTTATTATTATTTATATCACTTCTTAGCTTAGATTATTTTAAATAAATAGATATTTAAAACGCCAAAATTATTCAATTTAAAATTGATTTAAAATTAATATAAAATATTTATTTTATAAAATGAAAAATAATTATTTTATAAAATGAAAAATAATTATTTTTATGATTTACCGGAAGATTTACAAGAAAGAATTTATTATATCAATACAAAAAAATCTAAAATTATTCTTAATAACGAACTATACTCTCTATTTAGAGAGTATAGTTGTATTAAATATATAAATCAATCTATTAATGATGTAGAAACTGAATTATATAATTTTATGGATTATAATAATATAACTTCATATGAAAATGAATTAGCAATTGAGTATAATATACGTTTATTAAAAGATGAAATTATTGAAGAATTTAATTTTAACTTATTAATTAAAAAAAAGTTATTTCTTCTATTATTTGAATATAATTTAGATAATGAATTTTGTCAACAACTAGTCGATAGAAATATAATTAATACTCTAGAAGAAACAATAGGATTTTGGACTATGAATATGGAAGAGCATTTATTACAAAATCATTTATAAAGAAATAGGTAACAAATTATATAATTTTTAATATATTATTAAATTCTTCTTTTTAAATTATTAAATTCTTCTTTTAATTTTTCTTTTGAAATACATGAAGAATAATGTGAAACTTTAAATATTCTATATTTATTTTTTAATTCACTTAAAATTTTGAAACTATCATTTCCAAAAGCTATTATTATAGGATTATTTGCTCCTATATCTTTTAATTCTACCTCAAATGATTCTATATTTTCTTTTTTAATATTTGGATTTTTATTAAGATATTTCATTACTTTTCCTGACATAACTTCTTCATGGTCTTTAATAATATCTGTCATATATGCTCCACTAAATATTGTATCTTGAATAGCAAATCTAATTTTGTAATCATGAGATGTTGATTTTCTATTATGAAAATTTTCAAATGGATTATCTATAAAACCTTTTCCTGAAATATTTAAACCTACTAAAATAATATTTCTATTAATATCTTTTTCTTCAAGATTTTCAAAATGTTCTATATCTCCTACACCATATTTTGGTTTTTTTGTTTCATCTATTTTTTTCCATAATGCAAAGGAAGACATATTTCCATATTTATATTTTATTTCTTGAATTGAAAGAAATGGTGAATTTTCCATTTTGTTACTAATTTATACAAGTAATTTTTATATCAATTTTAAATTATTATTATGAATAATTTAAGTGTTTTAAATGTCTAATGGTGTAAATAAATAATATTATTTATTTAAAAGTATTTTTTTTAAATATATATGTATTTAGTTCCATTAATTCGTTCATCTAGAGCATTAACAAGCACATTATTATATCCTGAAAATCCATTATTAGCTGTTACTTTATCTGAAACATTAAGCACATTAATACCTTATATTAATTTTCAATTAAAACATCCTATGTTAGTTTTTAGATTAATATCTTCATATGATAATTTTATGTATATGATGTATTTAGAAGATAAAGAAAAATATTATAAAATAGAATTACTTTGTTTATTACTATTAATTTTAAGTATTTTACACCATTAGACATTTAAAACGCTGACTAATTTATAAAATTGATTTAAAAATATTTTTTTATTTCAAAACGTATTATGGTTAAAAAATTAACTACTCAAGAATTTATTAAACGAGCAAAAACAATTCACGGAGATAAATTTGATTATTCAAATACTAATTATGAACATTCACTAAAAAAAGTAGAAATTAAATGTAATGATTGTCAAGAAATTTTTCAAATAGTTGCCAGTAATCATATAAATATTAAACCTGGTAGAGGAAAAGCTTCTGGGTGTTATAATTGTTTTAAACAAAATCATTCTGTTTTACTAACATCAACAAGTGAAAAATTTATTGAAAAAGCAAAAGAAATACATGGAGATAAATATGATTATTCTAAGACTAATTATGAACATTCACAGAAAAAAGTAGAAATTATATGTAAATTTCATGGTCCATTTGAACAAAGGCCTTCTGACCATTTAAGCGGTGCTGGATGTAAAAAATGCGCTACTGAATTATTGATTAAAAACACCCAAAAATCGAATGAAGATTTTATAAGACAGGCAAATGAATATCATAATTATAAATTTAACTATAGTAATACAATTTATGAAGGAGCCCATAAAGAAGTAGAAATTATATGTGAAATTCATGGACCTTTTAAACAAAGAGCAGCTCATCACTTAGAATGTAAATGGGGTTGTCCAGGTTGTAGTCATACTGGTATCTCTAAAATTTCATTAGAATGGTTAGAAATTATGAAAATTGTATATAATTGTAATATAGTAAATGGTTTAAATTCTAGTGAATTTATAATAGATGATATAGGTAAGGTTGATGGGTTTTGTTATGAAAAGTCTCTTGTTTTTGAATTTCATGGTGATTTTTGGCATGGAAATCCAAAAATTTTTAACAAAAATGAATTTAACAAAGTTTCAAAAAAAAAATTTGGTGAATTATATAATAAAACTATTGAAAGAGATTTAAAAATTGTAGAAAAAGGATATAATTTAATAAATATTTGGGAATATGATTGGAATTTAAAAAAAAAATTAAATAAGGAAATTATTAATCGACATTTTAAATGTCTAATGGTGTAAAAGTTAATTATATATAAACTACATTTGGTTTATTTTCATATTCACTATATAGCATTGCTTTAGATGTAGGTTTATCTAATTCTAAAAGAGTTTTAAGTGCTTCCATACGTTTTTCTATTGGATGTTGTGATGGATTTTTCTTTTGTAACATTCTTGAAATTTGTTTCCATCTCCATTCAAATTTTAATGCTTCATTCCACGTAGGGAAATTTTCAACATAACAATGATATGACCATACTTCTCCTTGTGAAACTTTAATAGATGTAGCAGTTGCTCCACCTTTAATTTCTTTATTATGTTGTCTAATTCTTTTATCTAAATCAACTGTTGCTCCAATATATGTGGATTCATTTGTAGATTTAATAAAATAAACATAATAAGACATTAATATATTATTAATATTTTTTATCTTTTGTTATTTCTAACCCATTTTCTATTTCGTATCTACGATTTTTTAACCATTCTTCACAAATCTCTTTGTCTTTGCTTCGTTTTTGATAACTTTTTCCATAATTTTTAAATCCAGCTTGATAATATATAGTTTCTATATTAGGATGTCTATAAATACAAATATATCCAATATCACAAGTCCTATTTTTAGATTGACAATTTTCAATATTACTAACCCACATTAAATTATTAACATTATTATTAGATGGGTTATTATCGATATGATGAATTTGTGGTAGGTTTTCAGGATTAGGTATAAATGCTTGTCCTACCAATCTATGAACTTGTTTTCTTACTAGTTTTCTACCTGAAACTGATGTTCTAAATGATACATAACAATAACCACGTGTATTTTGTTGTTTTAATATATTTTTTGTTCCAAAATTCTTAACATTACCCAAATTAGATACATAATGATTTAATGTTCCTTCAATCTTTCGCCATTCTTCTTCTTCCATTTTATAATTTTAATAAATTAATTTTAATTATATTTGTTAAAATCAATTTTAAATATATTAAATTTAATATTGACTTAAATAAATATTAAGAATTATATTAATGATTGTACAATCATTCAGACACCGTGGCAGAGTGGTCTATTGCGATGGATTGCTAATCCATTTCCTAAAAGGAGCGCGAGTTCGAATCTCGTCGGTGTCGTTTTTTTTATGCCGGTATGGCGGAGTGGTCGATCGCGCTAGACTTGAAATCTAGTTCCCAATGGGAGCACAGGTTCGAATCCTGTTGCCGGCGTTTTTGGGTTGATAGCTCAGTTGGGAGAGCGTGAGACTGAAGATCTCAAGGTCCTGCGTTCGATCCGCGGTCAGCCCATTTTTTTTTATTTGGGGGGGGATGTAGATCAATTGGTAGATCGCTCGCTTTGCATGCGAGAGGTACGGGGATCGAAGCCCTGCATCTCCAAATATGCCTGATTAGCTCAGTGGTAGAGCGTCGCACTTGTAATGCGAAGGTCGGTGGTTCGAAACCGCCATCAGGCTTAAAATTTTAAAATATAATTATTTATTTTTTTAAATAATTATATAAAAATTTTATTATTAATATATATAAAATGGAACTTGAAAAGAATTTATATACTATTCAGAATTACTATATTGTTGATGAAAAGATGTTTGACTCTATTATCAATAATATAAATTATAATTATTTATTAATATTATTTACTATGACTTGTGTTTGTGGATTAGTAAGTTCAATAAAAAAACCGAATAAAGATTATTTATTGATACAAAATGCAGAACCATTGAAAGGAGAAATTATAAATAAAGTATAAATAAATTTAAATACTTAATAATAAAATATATAATAAATATGAATTTTATTATTAAAATTTTGTTTATTGTTACAAATTTTATAAACATTAATGCTTTAAAA